AGGAAGTCTAGTCGTGTGAGCACATCATTAAGTTCTTTCTCTTTATTCAGTTGCTTTACAGTAACCTCATCGAGTTCAGCTTTAGCTGAATTAATAGTCAAGACAAGACTGTCTACTTTTGAAGTATCTTTATTTTCTTGTGTTGTTACTATAATCATTATACAGCTGGTGCCATTGCAGCATGAGCTCGTAAAAGAACTGTATAGTTACCTGCTGTGTAAGCAGTAACAACTGCACCTGTCCAACGCATACCGTTAGAGTTAACTGCATACATGTTAGTTGCATTAGAACCTGCAAACGCAACCCCTGTGTTACCTGCGATTACAGTACCTGACTGTAGGTCCACTGCCCCAACATACGCCCACTGATTAGTAGGTGATGCAGCCGCAGTTGCATCTGGTGCAAGTTCCTGGTCTGAGATAAAAAACTTAACTGTTCCTGTTGGTGTTCCTGCTCCAGAAAGAGTAAGATTTACTGTTCGGTAATTCTCTGTGTTAAAAACTGTACTAGAACCAGTCGCAGCTAGTGCGTTCATTATTGTTTGTGTAAGTGTGCTCATATTAATTAATTAAGGCTTATTACCTTATCCCAACCCAAGTGGGCTGAGTAAAGAAACAAGTCGGATGACTATGCTCCAGTTGAGTAATACCAACCACGGAGGTCTGCTGCACCGAACTGACAGTAAAGAGTCGCTGTCATGATAAGGTCAAGGTTTCCTACGAAGTCTTCACGTAAATCAGAGATTTCAAGTGGCATTGATTCAATGTACTGGAAACCAAAGTTTTCGTTAACCATCTTAGAGTCAAATCCGAACCACTGTACTGATGAAGTACCAGAACCTCCGTAAACAGAAGTACCGATAATTTCAAAAGATGCAGTTGGGTTTCCGTCTACGAATGAACCAGTTGTACCTGGGTTAGACCCTGGGTATTTACCTGACTCAAGTGTCTTCTTAATTGAACTTGCAAGGAAGAAAGCTGTTGAAGCATCCTGGAACATGAAAGTATTAAGACTTGACATAAGTGGAAGACCACGTCCGTCTTTCTTTCCTGCATGGAGTGAACGCATAGCAAGAAGACCAGCAAAACTGAAAGCTCCAGTTGTAGTGTTTGACCAGTTAGCACCTCCGTCTTCACGAGTGTGTGATGCTGACCAAAGTGCTACTGTGTCTGCAGTTGTAGTATCAACAGTAACTGACCCTTGGAATCCTCCGATTGGAGTGAAAGAGAAAGATGTTGATGCTCCATTAGCTAGAACTGACTGAGCGTAATAGTTCTTTAGGTGAACGATTGAGTTCTTAAGATTAAGAACTTCTGACTTGATACTAGCGTCAATCTTAGCCCCCTTCTTTGCAGTAAACATGTAGTAGTAAGACTGCTTTGTCAATCGAACACGGTTAGTGAAGATTGCTTGTGTGAAAGTCTTAGTATTTCCTTGGATAGGAGCGTCTGATGCTGGAACTTGTCCGTCAGCGATAACTTGACCCATAGAGAGTCCAGTTACACCTGTCATAACATACTGGAGTTCATTCCAAGTAGTGTTATTAGAATACTTTGTGTATTCTTCTGCTACAGTAGGTGCTGTAACAGGGTAGATTTTCTTGACACGTGCGTCAAGAATTGTTAGATATGATGATGTTGATGACATATAATTATACTCTTCGAGCGATTATTTTTCTATCAGCTACTGCTCCGATAATGTCAAGTTGTACGAATACACCTGTAACACCTGGGACATCAGTCCCAGTGTTAGTAAGGAGAAGTCCTGTTGCGTCAACAATCATACGCTGACCGTTGTGAGCTGCGTTTGAGTTAGCTGTTGTGTCTACGATAAATTCATCGCCTCTTTCAGTGATAGTTCCACTGAAAGGTGATGTACTAGCTACGGTAGTTTCGTTTGCTAGATAGATAACTTGGTTTGCTGTTGTAGCAACCCCAGCTAGCTGGATTGAACCAGTCGTAATTGAGTTGAAGTAAAGTGCGTCCTTTGTTGTAGCAAGGGAACCTGCACGCTTTACTGCTCTTATATCACGAGTGTTTTTTACGGTTGTAAGTTTAAATGACATAAAGTTATTTATTTAATAATGTGGTTGATTGAAACCACCTTTGTTTTTTAATCTTCCCAACCCATATCCTTCATACTAACTCCCATTTCTTCAAGAGCTTTAGAAGCCCTGATGTCGTTTTTGTTAGTGGTAGGTACAGATTGAGTGTTGGAGGAGATGGACACTAGGTCCCTCTTATCAGCAGACACAGCGGCACGTTGTACCCTGGTGTCTGTTTTAGGAAAAAGATATGTACGAGCCATATCCATCGCAATAAGTAAATCTTGTTTGGTTGACTGTGGAGTTATATTAAATTTATCTACCACGAATCTTTCTAAGGTTTCTCGTTGTGCTGGATTAGCTGCAATGTCTTTATGAGATGAGTAGAACTCTTTAGTAGCTGAAAGATGCTGGTCTTGTGTCGTCTGATTCTCAAGCATGGTTTTAACCATTTCCTCAATCTTATCTTTTGACACATACCCCATCTTTTCTAATGCTATCTTTGCTAAGTCCTCTTCTGATTGTTCCTGAGTAAATGACTCATTGGCTTCAATCTTAATCTCTGGTGCTATAGACTCAGAAGATTTTGAGCTTTTGCCCAACTCCATTCTTAATCCTTTAATGTGTTTAGCTAGTTCTGATTTTTCTTCGGTTGTTTCGGCTTGAGCTTTAGCTTGTCCTGCGTCGTATATCTGCTTTCGTAGATTGTACTGAATTTCTGATTCTCCATCATATTGTGACGGTGGGTCAGATATTTTAATCTCAGGGGCTGTCTCTTGCTTAGTCTCGACTACTGGAGTTTCGACTTCAACTGCATCAGGCACACTAACGGTCTCGGTTGGAGTTTCATCATTCCCTTGTGCTACTGTTGTAGCTTCGTCGGTACTCTCTGGGAAGTTTAGAGAGTCAACGTCAAATTCTTTTGGTTCCATATACACTCATATCGGGGAGGTTCCCGTTGTTAATTATATTGTAATACGTTATTAAAGTTTTGTCAAGGTCTAGTACACTTTTCTTTGTTCTGCCTTTGCTGTGAGGTGCTCGAGGATTTTATCTGACTTTTTCTTAAAGTAATCTGCTTCAAATCCAGACGGTCTTCCTGCTCCACCGTTAAATACCACTGAGCGAGTATCGTAACGAACCAAGCGAGATACAAATTCTCCATCAACAAATTCATGCTCTGTTAAAACCTTAGGAATTAACATAGTATAGATATTTGTCAAGTCATGCTTAAACATAAGCACTTCTGGGAATTGTCTAAAGACTTCCTTCTGGACTTCTCGTTCCATTCTGTCGTCTGCTAGTAATGTTCCTGTTGCCTTTGGAAAGTACGCAGGAACTTTGCCTTCACGGAAGTATTTAGCTGGGTCGTTTTCTCCCATAAATCTTTTTACTTCTGCTGTTGATAGCCAGAGCTTTGTACGCACAGTTGTATACTTACCTTCTATTGTTGGCTCTACGAGGTCTTCGTAACCATCAAATTCTTTTATAATTTCAAGAGTTCCCTCTGTTTTTTCTTTCATAGTTATTAGCTAGTTAATTAATTAAATCTCCTTAGTTTCCTCGGAGGGCTTTGGTAGCACATCTGCGTTTATTGCCTTGATGTACTCTGTGTTTTTTTCATCGAAGGACTTGAGGTAGTCTTCGTATTTATCATTAGGCATGCCTGTGATTTCTCCGTTTTGTAAAGCGATGCCGTATGCTTCTTCTAGTCTTGCTAATGCCCACGGATATTTATGTAACATCTTGGTGGTAAAGATTTCTCCTTTCTTATAGTCTCGGTCTAGTGGTACATATATCTGACGAAGCACTCCTACCATTGGTATGAGTCCAACCTCACCGTGAGCTATTGCGACTGCTGCTTTCTTTACTCTAAAGTTCTTAGAGATTAATTCTAGGACAGCATCAGCAGAGATAACTACTGAGTCACCTTTGAGTGGTGTAAACTTTATGAGTTCTTCTTTCTGAGAAACACCGTCGTACTTAATATCAATTCTGAAGTCATCGTTAGTGAAGAAATATCCTTGTTTAGATTTTGCCATATTAAATTTGATTATTAGCAAAAACAAACTCAGTGATTTGCATTTGGAGTACATCCATAGCATCAGTCTTCGCAGCGTGTACGACTGTCTCGAACTCATTGCTTTTAATAAAATTACCGTATTGTGGTCTGAGGGAACGAAGCACAGCTAAGATGGCTGGTAATCTTTCAACAGTAAACACCTCCTTAATTGCTACTTCATATTTTTCTAAATCTGTTTGTGGGTTCATAGTTTATCGTACTAGCTTCGTTAATAATTTAGGGATTATTGTGACATTCTCCCTACTGAGGCTTGGACCGCCGCACCCATAGGTGATTGGTTCTGTGCTCTCTCCTCTGGGGCAGGAGCTTGTGTTGGAGATGTGCCGTCTGGCATTACATCTCCCCCCATTACTCCCCCTTGTATTGGTTGACCATCAGGTCCCATCATAAATGGCTTAACCATTCCTCCTTGCATAATCATGTCGTATTGTTGCTTTGGGATGTAGTTAAAGATGTTTTCTTTTTGTACTTCAAGGAAAGTCTCAAGTGACTTAAGTTGTACAACAGCTTGGATTGGGTCTTGTTTAGCTAGACCGAATATAAGCTGGATTGCTTGCTGAATAAGAGGGTACAACTGCATGGCTGTTTGCTTCTGGATTTCAGCTGAAGGTTGAAGCATTGAGTTAGCATCAATCTTAAGTAATACTTTGTCGTAACCCATTTTATCTTCTGATTCCATTCCGTAGATAGATGACAACATGGAACTCTTTGATACGTTAACTGTTGGTTGTCCAAACTCTTGCATCTGATTATCTTCTTCTTGTGAGTAATCAAAAGTAAGAGGAACTTTTTGAGATGACATGACTGAGTAACCTGTTGTTTCTATTAGTGGTACACCGAACTCATCATACTGCTCTGTCTCTGATTCGATGTTCTCTCCTTGTTCATGTTGGAATGAAGGGTTCGCTTCTACGAACGATTGTACTTCTTCTTCGTTGGCAAATATAAACTCTCTAGGGTTAACTTGGTCTTGTTCAAGCCATGAGAAGAAAATACAAGCATCGTTCTCAAGCATTTGCTTAAGTGAATTACGAGGTTTGATAAGTCTGTTAAGAGCAGCTTCTTTAAGGATGACAGTAGCTCCAAGAGTTGTTTCAGAAGAAGACCCAGATACAATGTTGTTCACACCCGTGAGGTCTTCGATGTCTAGCTTCTGCTTGTCTGCATAGTTGATACCAAGAGTTACATTGCCTGTAGTTAACATTTTTTCAATCTTAGCTCCTGCTGGTAGTGAGTTAATTTTATTAGCACCTCTCTTGTATGTAAGGTCTCCTTGTCCTGTGATACCTGATGCAAATAACAAAGGCTCAATTTCAGCTACGACTTGTTCTGCGTTGATAGAGTTAATGTAGTTAAACACAGCGGCGTTACCTCTAATCATTTCATACAACCCTACAGTGTAAGGATTCTTTGTATCAGCCACGAAAGCGTGACCTACTACGACACCTCCGTATACTTCGTCGTTAGGCATTTCTCCGTCGTAGAAACAAATAGAGTCTGATGCGATGATATATCTGTTATCAGCTGGACACTCATAGAAAGAAAGAGTAACGTGAGTGGTCGATTTGTTTGAGTCTTCTTTTTGTGCTTCTAGTGATACACTAGCTGATTCTTTAGAACGCTTACCCATTCGTTTCTTGAGTTTGTCGTATTCTTCTTTTGTAACATCAACTTCGTACAACACTTCTGGTCGATTGGTGTTGTTAGTTACTTTGTATGATAATCCAAGCCATGTTCTTCGTGGGTCAAGTGGTTCACGGAAGATGTCATCAAATATAATCTTCTTAGTTTTCTTTCCGTTAATAGTTTTGTCTACTACTTCTTGCTTAGGATAAATTCTCCAAGCACCCCAACCGAAAGTAAGGATGTCTTGTACTGATGTTGATAAGGTGTTAGCTCCGTTCATCTCAGACACTGACCAAGAACGCTTCCACAGTTCTTTGTAAGCTCTAGCTTTAATTTTATTAGTAGAGTAGGTATCTCCGTCAGGTACGTTAGCTGCAATAGCTGATGCCGCGACGAGAATCTTAGAAAACGCAATAGGTTCTGCTGTTCGTGGTGTGTTGGATGCTCCAGTATCAGCTCCTGACACACGTGGGAACAATGCAAAGTCAGTAGAGCCATCAGCTCGTAGTGTTGGGAAGGCAACCATCATTCTTGTAGACTCATCTACCTTTTGTCTTACAACACCTGTGTTAATTAAATTCTCTTTAATTTCTTCACAAAGAGAGTCAAACGCTCTTCGGTATTTATTGTCTTTTAAGTCAGATTTCTTAGTTACTAAAAACTCTATCGATTTATTTTTCTTAGGGTCGTTCATGTCAAAATAATAACACTAATTTGACAATAAGTCAATGTTAGTGTGCGTTATTTTGCAAAAAGCAGACTTAGCATAGAGGAAGTTTTGACTTCTTCCACTTTTTCGGTTCTTCCTTGTAGAATAGACAACGCAATACTCCAAGAAATAACGATGTCGTCATGTGCTCCAGACGCAGCCTGTGGTTTACCTCGCTTATCTCGTATAAAAGTAAGGATTTCATCTAGTAACAAAGTACAGTTAATCATGTCTGTAGAGTTAAAGTGTTTCTTAGCTTCTCCTAACATGTGGTCACGTGTTTTCTTACTCGTAAGCCATCCGTAGGATTTAGTGGTCTCTTTGGTTACATCGTCTATTACTGTACGCATGTATATGCTTGGGTAATTACGATTACGTACTTCGGTGTTAACCCAGTTACCGTCTTTGTTAAACTCTATAGCAAGCATGGCGTTATTAAATCTTTTACCTAGAGCCATAACTAAATCAGCAAATTCATCTGGTTCACAGTGACCTCTGTACAGTGCTTTTATTTGTTTATCGTAACCAAGAACAACTGCCACGGTGTAGTCCCCAGTCATTAACCCCTCAGCAACGTCAGCTCCTATAATATAGTTCTTACCAAAACGAGAGTCATCATAAATATACAAGTCCCCTCTTTCATCTCGTTCAAAGTTTCCAGCTAGGTAAGAATACCTCTGGTAGTTGTTATCACACCTGTCTAGGAAAGCTGCAGCCTTGCGAGAATTAAAATACGGAGAACCAGAACTAAGGAAAGCTTCCATCGGGTGAGTCGGGAACTCTTGGTGTAGCTTATCAACGTCTTTGTTAGCGTTAATATACTTCAAGTAATAGAAGCTCATCTGCTTAGGGTTTAGTTGGTTTTCTTCTTGGTATTCTTTCCAGTTGATTTCACACTCCTCCATTTGGTCTATTGTGATTAGTCCTTCTGTGGCTGAACGTTCTATTTCTTCTGTGTCCCAAGTCCAGTTATAAAAAACAGGTTTAAAGTGTGCTCTACTTAAAGCAGGAGTAATGGTGTCTCGTATTTTCCATGACCCAATGAAGATGTCGTAAAACAATCCAGACGCACCTTCTGCTGTCGATTCAATAATCGCTTGTCCTGATACTGGAATAGCAGGTAGTGTACCCGTAATGATTTCTTCTGCTTTACCAAGAGATAACTTAGCCAGTTTACCTAGTTCTGAGATGTGAACATAATGAAACGTACCAGAACGAGCTGAGTTAGAAACACCAATAGCTGACACAGAGCCATCAGGGTAAGAAAACTGTTGTCTACTGGCTTTAGCTTGAGACATGTCTAGTATGTCTTTCACAGGTTGGTGTAAGTTCTTAATTGCATACACAATCTTTCTGTTAAAGATTTCGTTGGCGTCTTTTAGGGTGTGAGCAATCTGCAGGGCTTCGGTGTTGGGTTTAAATATAATCTGGTCTAAGAAATACAACGAGATGAGAGTAGTAAATCCTAGTTGTCGTGATTTAAGGATTGCAAGCTTTTTATACCCCTTAGAAAGGTAGTTAGTGTAGAAATGTTCTTGTGCGTTGTTTAGTGTAAATAACTTTTTAGAAGCGTCTTTGGTTATAATATAATACAGGTGTTGCAGTCTCCAAAGAGAAGCTTCAGGAGAACGGAATATATCAAAATGGTTAGCAATCAAAAAATCTACCTGAAGTGAGATAGGTAGTTTATTAATAACAACATGTTTACCGTTTAAGGTAGTTTCGGTAGCGAGGAGACGCTCTATGACATCCATT